AAGCTGATTGAGCAGTCGCTGTCTGTTCCTGAGCGTCAGGCTGCGTTTATGCGTGCGGGCATGAGCCGTGATCAAATTGATAGCGTGCTGACAAATGCTCGCTCGCGTCTTGAAGAGCGAGCTAACAACATAGCCGAAGTCAAAGCACTTCGTGGTGAACAACGTCAAGCGCAGAGAGATGCAAAGTCGGCTCAGGCTGCGGCTAAAGAAGAGAACGAAGCGGCTGCGGAAAAAGTGCGTCAGACGGGCCGCGAGATGCAAAAGGTCGATGAAGGCCGAAAAGCGGAAGAACTTGCCAAAAAACAGGCTGACGCTGAGTTTGCCTCAGCTCGGGCATTGCGTGTTGATGCGCAAGCAAAACGTAGAGCGTTGGGTGAACTGACTCCTGACATGCGCGATGCCATTAACATCGAAGCTGAAAAGATTCCGCTCAACACGACCGAGGGGTTGGCTCGTGCTACCACTTTGGCGACGATTTTGGGCGGCGTTGGAAGCATTGCCTCTGGGTCTATTCTTGGCGGCATGATTGCAGCGGGCAGCGCTATTGCAGCGGGAACTGGACGGCGGGTGTACGTTAAATCCCAGCAGAAGCAGATTGCTAACGAAATAGAAACTATTGTTAGCAAAATCTTGAAAGACGACACAGGCGGCGTTGTGTCTGCTATTGAGAAAAAGATTGAACGCGCTAACGACGTTGCCGCAGCACAGCGGATTGCCAACAAGGCTCTTGCTCAATTGGGCTATAAGCCGGGTGTTGGCGCGGTGACCTCTAGCGTCATTTACAACGCTTACGCCAAAGAGCCTGAATCAGAGGAAGAGCCTGCCCCGGCTGTTGAACCCGAAGCTCCTGCTGCTGAACCCTACAGCTACGAGAGCTTGACCAGCGATCAGCGCGCCAAGCTTGGGGATTACTTTTCGTCTATGGGGCTGAACAAAGACTTTTTGATGAATGCCAGCACGTTCAACGCAACGCCGTTGGAGAAGCGCAAAAAGCTCTTTGATGCAATGCAGACTCGCAATATGGCTCGTGGTGGGTCTGTTTACACCCCAGCAGAAGAGGTCTTGCTAAGACGCTACTCAAGCAGGTAGAGTTAACCCTATGAAAAAGAAGGACAAGTACACCCCGGTCCAGATTGAGGACGGCAAGTGGTACCGGGTCCGGGGTTATACGCACACAGAGTGTTGCGACTGTGCTTTGGTACACAAGGAAGAGTACCAATTGAACGACGGTCATCTGGAGTGGAGGGCTACCCGTGATGATCGGGCCACTCAAAAGCGCCGCAAAGAACTGGGGATAAAGGTGCAACGTGCCTCAAAGACTGACGGATGAAGAGTTTAGGTTCTTGTGGGAATCCTGCAACGGAGACGCCAAAAAGGTAGCAGAACGATCAGGAGTCACTCTCAGGCAGATTTACCATCGGCGGCGATACCTTGAAGGCAAGTATTCGATTAGCCTGAAGGCTAAGACTAGACCCGTTGGCAATTACAACAACAGCGAAAAGATAAAAACAGCAGAGCGTCTGGATAAGCTGGCCGAAGCGCGACAAAAGCGTTATGAAAAAGAAATGGGTGTCAACGTCAAGAACGGCGTGGTGCTCGTGGGGTCTGACGCGCATTACTGGCCCTTGATCGTCTCCAAGGCGCACGAAGCCCTATGCCGGTTAGCCAAGCAGCTTAGTCCGGCTGTCATCATATTGAATGGCGATGTGCTGGACGGCGCTCGGATCAGCCGTCACCCGCGAAACCTATGGGAAAAGCAGCCGTCGCTTAAAGACGAACTCGCTGCCGTTCAGGATCGTTGTGCTGAGCTAGAGCGTGCCGCCCCCAAGGCTGCTTTGATACGAACCATTGGCAACCACGACGCTCGTTTTGAGCGGTATCTGTGCGAAAACGCTCCAGAGCTGGAAGAGATGAGCGGATCTACTTTGCTTGACTATCTTCCGCGTTGGCGAGCTGGGTGGGCTGTTCACATCAATGCGCAGACAGAGGGATGGACCGTAGTGCGGCATCGGCCTGTATCGGGCGGCATTCATTCAGCCTATAACAGCGTCTTGAGATCCGGCGTGAACTACGTGCATGGTCACCTTCACAAGCTGGAGCACAAGCCGTGGGGGGATTACCGTGGCCGTCACTGGGGCATTGATTGCGGAACACTGGCTGATCCCAAAGGACCGCAGTTTGACTATACCGAAGCAGGGCCGCTCAACTGGGGCAGCGGATTCTACGTGTTGACCTACAAAGACAGTTGTTTGCTGCCACCGGAGCCATGCATTATTGAGCGCGAGCGAGCGTGGTTTCGAGGCAAAGAGGTCTAGGGAAACCGGACTCCTTCAGTATCCACGCGCTGGTTTTGGAGTGAGTCTACGTAAGCCGTGACGATGGCTTCGATGAACTCGTCAAACTGATCTGGCCTGAACTCCAAAAAGTTATAAGTCCCGCTGGCTTCGATGAACATTCCGGCAGCGGCAGAGGCTTCGTTGAGGGCGATCTTTTCGTTAGGTGACTTGTCGATCATATAGTCATCCATGCACCGCATTGAACAGAACCGGGCTTTCGGGCGCAGCACCCCCGCCGGAGGAAGGTACAGGAACCCCCGAGCTTCCCGCTTGCATATTCTGCACAAACCTAAACTCGACAATCTCTGTGTACTTACCATTCTTTCGGACTTTGATTTCAACGGGCTTTATCAAGTTTTCGGCTTTGGCGATAGCATCTACGGTCGCATTAGGGAGGATGCCGGGGCCGGTCATACGCCTACGCCACCACTTGAGCGCCTTGTCCTTGGGATAGCCCTTGTGGTCAAAGCAGACCCATTCCCGATGAACGTCGAGTCCGCAGCGGTATTCAACCCGCATGGAGTCCGGGCTACCGGCTTTCTTGTGTAGCCTATAAACCACCGCATTGACCTTGTGCCATGTCGCCGGGGCATTGGCGCTCATCACAGGCAACGTCGTTGCCGTCTGGTCGATAGCGGGCGGGGTCGCTGGCCACTTATAGCCACAGTCCGGGCATTCAGACGATCCCGCAAAGACGATGCTCTGACACTTGGGGCAGGTTTTAGTCGGCGCTACGCCTTCTCCGTTCGATTTACGGGGCTTCTTGGGGTTAACCCGATCCACAGGCCCATGTCGGGCGATGTTGCCTGCAAAGTCCAATACGAGGCAGTCATCCTTACCCGGATGGTTCCGCATGCCCCGACCCATGATTTGTATATACAAGCCGGTTGACTGAGTGGGCCGCAGGATAGCCAGCAGGTCCACCGCCGGGGCATTGAAGCCCGTAGTCAGTACGCCCATGGACGCCAGCGCACGAATCTTGCCTTGCTTGAACTCGCGCACGATGCGGTCGCGCTCAGCGGTTGGCGTGTCCCCGAAGATGGTTTCGCAGCTTACCCCGTAGCGCCGGACAATCTCCGACACGTTGGTGGCATGGCCAACGCCTGAGCAAAAGATCAGCCACGACTTACGGTCAGCCCCGTAGGCCATGATCTCCCGTACTACCGACTCGTTAACGTCCGCTCGGTTGACGGCTTTTTCCAGTTCGCCCGGAATGAACTCGCCGCCTCGGATACCCACTTGGGAGACATCCAAACGGGTCTTTGGCTGCTTTGATACCAAGCGCGTGAGGTAGTTCTGTTCAACCATGTCTTTGAGATCGGCTTCATACGAAATCCCGTCAAACAGCGCCTCGTCGCCCGAGTGCAGCAATCCTGAGTCCAAGCGGTAGGGCGTAGCCGTTAGACCAATCACTCGCACATGGGGGTTCATTATCTTCAAATTGTTCAGAAACTTCTGATACATCGTGTTCGTCTTGCGCGGAATCAGATGCGCTTCGTCCACGAGCACGAGGTCTACCTTCGTAAAGCCTGATGCTTTCTTGTAAACCGACTGTATCCCGCAGAACACGATAGACGGGTCAAATTCGCGTTTTTTAAGCCCTGCCGAATTAATGCCCGCAGCCGCTTCGGGCCACAGGTTCTTCAGTTCATCGTAGTTCTGCTTAATCAATTCGCGAACGTGCGTGACAATCAGGATCTTGCTATCTGGCCATTGCTGCAAAATCTGACGACAGAACTCCGCAATGACAATGCTCTTGCCGGTTCCCGTAGGCAGCACGATCAGCGGATTGCCGTCGCCCTCGCCTAGATACTTCAGCGTGGCATCAATGGCTTCGGATTGATATGGTCTTAACGTAATCACGAATTCAACTCCGGCTTAGGAAGCTGAGACAAAATCTTCGTCACGATGTTCTTGACGAGCAGCAGTTCGGGGACGTTCTCGGACATGATGAGTGAGTAGCCGTAGATGTCTAATCCCTTCAGGATCAGGATCATTTCATCATCGGTCAGCGTGAACTCTGCGATCTGCTCATCCTCTATCTCGCTGTGTCTATCCATATCGTCCCACCCCTTAACTTGTACTCGACCCAGTTAGGACCCGAGTTTACCTGCTCACCGGGGATGAGATCAGGGACGTATAAATGGTTCTCGCAGCCTTGTTCTTGGGCTGGCATGTCTAAGTCTTTCTTGTGCAATTCACACTTCCACCCGCCTTCTTGCTGCGGGCTACTGTGCAAACAGGTGCGGCACGATTTGCGCTTCGGCAGTTCGTCTTCGTGGCACATACTGCGAAACGAACAGTACTTACACTCGTGCCATGCCGGATCGCTGGAGATCTTGAGCGCAGGGCGGGGAGAGAAGATGATGCGTCTTGCCCGCTCTATGTACTTCTCGGCTTCGCCCGGATCGTATTCCGTTACAACACTTGTTAGATCCCGCACCCCCGGCGACCCTGCCGTCAGGTAATGCTTCTTAGCACCGAAAAAATGCATGTAAATCTGAGCCTGTGCGTAATACACAATGTCCCAGTTTTTAAGCGCCGTGTTTTGATCAGAGTCCGTTAGCTTTTGCAGCTTCTTGAACTTCTGCTCGTTGATGATCTTGCACTCCCACACATACAACGTATGGGCATCTTGCAAAAGTCCGGTTAGCAGCCCATCGCAGTTGCCGCGAAAGTGCCCGCCCAAATGCTCGAAAGAATGCTGAACACCGGGTTCCTTTTCCGTGGAAAGGTCTAACCCCGGAACCATCCGGAGCAGATCTGCAACGACCTGTTCGCCCCGGTGTCCATCATTGATTCGTCGTAGCCCCGCAGCCTCAATGAAGCCGCGCTTAACCCACCTGAAGTTCAACCACAATTTGCGGTCGCAGGGGTCTCCAATGGCCGATGCTCCAAGGTAAGGACGAGTCCTTACTTCCTGAGTATTCTCAAGTGCATTATCTATTGCTCGTAAAGTCAGATCTTCAAGTTCTGGTAGCTTAACCATGCCCCCTCCGAAGAGGGGCGCGACACGCGGGGGAGCAGGTGGTGGGTGGGGATACCGCTCTCTCGAATGCCGCGCCCCAACTGTTACTTCTTGTGACGTTCCCAAGGCTTCGCCGTTACAGCGCCGGTTGGTGCCGGAGCAGCCGCAGCCGCAGGAGCCGTGCTTACGCCATTGAGGGACATGTACGCCGGTCGAGCTTCCAGAGCACCCTGCTTGTTTTCCTTGTGGGTGATGGCAACCTTTAGCGGCTTGTTGTGCAACTGCACCGAGTCAGTCGGCAGGTTCTCAAAGTTGAGTGCCGAGCAAATGTTAGCCAGTTGCTTGCGGGCGATCTTGACCGCAGCCTCGTTCTTGTTGAAGAGGTTCAAGCGGTCCCAGAACTTGCGACCCGCGTACTTCGGGCCAAGGATGCTGAACTCCAGCCAGAGATACTGACCGTCGCCCGCCTTCGTTGCGCGCAGCTCGGAGTCCACAATCTGCATCTGATACTCACCAGCGGGCAGAATCTCAGGCGAGTCCTCGCCCATGTTCTGGAAGTCAGCAGGGTTCAAATTTAAAAGCGCCATGGTCTTACTCTCCTACGATGTTGTTCATAGCGGTGCCCAAAGCATCCGCAAACTTGGGGTAATCAAGCGGCAGCATGTCCGGCAACGGCCAACGTGACTTGGCTTGCCACCCCGGTCGCTCTTGCGTGTAAATGACGCGATTGCCTGTGCCCACCGCACGAGTGACTTTTTGGTTGAAGCCAACGTCGCTCTTGACGGTCGAGTACTGCTGATTAGCAAACATAAGGATGTCGCACCACTCACTAATCAGACTGGCGCTGCCGTGATGCAGGTCCAACTGATAACGGTCATACGGGTCCGCAAGCGGGTCATCGAATCGCTTGACTTGCGTATGAGCAAGCAGAATCACCTGCATGTTCTTCACGTTCCGCAAGTGATCAAACCCGTCAAGTATCTGCTTCCAGTACTCCGTCGCGGACTTGTAGCCACGCCCGTAGCCAATGGCGTCGATGGTCGGGACGTTGTTGTCCTTCGCCACGCGCTTGTGGACGAGCTGCTCTGCCCAATCCGCAGAGTCAAGCACCACGGTGTTGAAGTCGTGATCCTCGGCTGCGAGTGCGCCAATCGCGTCCATGATGTCGTCCATTGACTGGCAGACCGGGAACGCATTGACGTTGATTGCATCCAACCCTTCTTCGGTCACGATGTAGACCGGGTTCGGGGCTTGTGAAGCAAAGGTTGATTTACCGATGCCGTGAGTGCCGTACACCACAATGCGCGGCGGACGAGCAACCCCGGTCTTTCTCAGACTGCTTAATGAAATAGCCATCTCATGCTCCCATGACGATTTGAACGGTGGTTTTTGCAGGTTCCACAGTCAGCGCCGGAGCGAGGATTTTGTAGAACGCTGGTTCATTGTTGGCGAGATACTTCACGCCAGTCTCATCCAGAGCGCGCTTCACCGGCCAGAGCGACTCGGGGATCTTGCTCGACACTTGGTCGAATTTTTCCCAGTCTATCTTGCGATTCACGCGCCCTGTAATCGTGACCTTGAAGTCACCGATGCTGTGGGTCTTGCTGCCCTCGTCTCGCTTACCCAATACGGTAACGAGTTCTTCTTCAAGTTGGATGCGCTGGCGTTGCGCTTCCTTTTCCATCTGCTTCGCAGCGAACAAGTCTGCTGCAATTTCGATCTCATTTCGCATAAAGGTTTCCTTGTTTAGTGTTCAGTTTTCAGGTTTGGGACATGGGACAAGACCGGACAAAGCCGGACAATTCCTCCCATGTCCGAAGTGGACGTTACTCCTACTTGTGACGAAATGCAAGCGGTGGCATCATGTCACCAATCCTAGGAGGACAAATGACCTTAAACGAATGGCTTGAGCGAAACTGCTTGACGCACGAAGAGTTCGCTGATATGTGCGGCTGCACTCGTTCGGCGGTAACCCGGTGGGTCTTGGGGGCTCGACTGCCGCACCCCAAGTGGCTGAAGGTAATCCACCGCAAAACCAAAGGTCAAGTCACAATGTTCCGTCAGGGACAGAACGACCGGGAGCGAGCGTTCATTCTGCTCTACACACGGGGATTTACCGTAGAAGCTGCGGCGAAAAGACTACGTATTCACCGCAATACGCTTTCCAAGTTTTTTAGAGGGCAGGCTCAGACGCCGCCCGAAATCGTGTCACGTATATACAAATTAGCGGGGTTGGAATGATTGATCTCATCATTTACGGGAAGCCTGTAGGTAAGGCTCGTCCGCGCTTTGGCAGAAACAAGAAGGGCGGCGTGGTGACGTACACGCCAACAGAAACGAAGATGTACGAGCAGGGCGTGAAGACGCTTGCGCAGGTTGCTATGTTCGGAAAGTCCATGCTAGAAGGACCAGTGAAGGTTACGATCAAAGCGTACTTTCAACACAGCAAAAAAACGGGATGGCACATTTCGCGTCCGGATCTTGACAACATTGTCAAGGCAATCCTCGACGGCTTGAACGGCACCGTATTCAGCGACGACGCTGCGGTGTGTCAACTTGTTGCCTCCAAAGAATACGGCGAAGAACGAGTTGAGGTTCAAGTCGAAAATGTCTGACAGTTACATTGAACAATACGCCACGAAGCTCGTAGACGGCGGCTATCGCATCATTCCCATTATGCCGGGGACCAAGCGCCCCGGTCGCTACGATGGCGAGAAGTGGGGTGATTTAGCTCGTTGGACCGAGATTGACGCGCAGCAAGTCCACATTGACTTGTGGTCTAAATGGCCCGGTTGCGGCATCGGTATCCTCACCGGGGAAGTCGTTGCCATCGACATTGACATTTTGGATGAAAGCATCGCCGTAGCCATTGGCGAAGTCTTCCAGAAGAAGCTCGGTCGCACCGACATGATCCGCGTGGGCAAGTCGCCCAAGGCGCTTTATCTCTATCGGACATTAGAGCCCTTTACCAAGATTTCGCTGCACCCGATTGAGGTGCTCGCGCAGGGCCAGCAGTTTGTGGCCTACGCCACGCATCCCGAAACCGGCAAGCCTTACGCATGGCCTTTGGACGCCCCGCACGAAGTCCCGGTCAAGGCCCTTCCCATTGTCACCCGCGAGCAAGTGCTGGAGGCCGCTGAGGAAGCTTATAAGTCCCTCCCGCCAAATTTGCGGCGTACCCGGCTCGTCACTACGGTTGTGCCAGATAAGGACGCTAAAACGTCCTACGACGGGCTCGTGGGCACCATGGCGGCGGTTGAAGACGCGCTCAAGTTTGTTCCAAATCCTGACTTGTCTTGGGACGATTGGAACCGCATCGGCATGGCGATCTACTGCGCGACCGAAGCCAAGGGGCTGCATATCTTCGATCAATGGTCGCGTGAGTCCGGCAAATACAACAGTCTCGAAACCACCCAACGGTGGGAGCATTACAGCAAATCGCCGCCCTCCAAGATTGGCGCAGGGACGCTCTATTACTTCGCACAAAAGAACGGCTGGGCACCGCCTCCGCATCTTGATCTTAACCCGCAAGTCCGCGCCGTTAAGGTAGATCTGACTGGGCTCAAAGAACCGAAGAAAATGCCCCGCAGTACCCGCGAGAACTTCCCGCAGGACTGGTTCACAAGCCCCTCTCTTGTCGGTCGCGTCACGCGCTGGATCAATGCGACCTCGCAGCAGCCACAGCCTACCTTTGCGCTTGCGAACGCGCTTGCCATGTTCGGCGCGATCTTTGGGCGGCGCTACGCCATGGCGCATCTCAATACACGCTGTAACCTCTTTGTGATTGCCGTTGCCAAAACAGGCGCAGGCAAAGACCACTCTCGGCAGCGCATCAAGGAACTCATGGCCGCAGCGGGGTTGCATCAACATATCTGTGGCGACCGCTTCAGCTCTGGCGTAGCTATCTTGCGAACGCTCTTTGAGTTCCCCTCGCGCATCAGCCACCTCGACGAGATGGGCCTGTACCTTCAGAGCCTGACCGCCAAGAACGCTGCAAGCCATCAGCGCGACATCATCAAAACCTTGCTTGAAGTCTACTCCAGCAGCGGTGGCATGTATCACGGTCAAGAATACGCGGACGTTACGAACCGCATCCGCTACGACATCAATCAGCCTAACTTCAACTTCTTTGGCACGACCACGCCGCGCACGTTGATCCCGGCGCTGAACTTCGACATGGTGGATAACGGTACGCTCTCGCGCTTCCTGCTCATTCCCCCGTTTGAAGACTACCCCGACACGCAAATGCCGGAAGCCATCCCGGTTCCCGAAGACATTGTGAAAGACATCATGGACTCGTGTAACGTCGTTCCGGCGGGCGTAGGCAACCTTGCGAATCAACCCTCGTTGCCCAACTCGCCCGTCGTGCCCATGGTGGTGCATTGGGAGGCTACGGCGTTCGATGAGTACAAGGCCGTCAGAGACTGGCAGCTCAAGCAGTCGCGCTCGGATGACGCTCTCTGGGTGCGCTATAGCGAACTCACCGTCAAACTCGCCATGATCGAAGCCATAGCGCGTGATCCCATATCGCCTACCGTGACTTTTGACATCTTCAAGATGGCGAATGATTTGGTGCGCTGGTCGTTCAATTACACGGCAGACTTGATCCACCGCGAAGTGGCAGAGAACGAAATCGAAGCCTCACACAAGCGCGTCTTGAACTTCATCCGTAAGCAGGGCGAAGCCGGAGCCAGTAGCACTCAATTGGCCAAGTCTTTGCAGGGCATGAAAGCCCGCGACCGCAACGAGATACTTCAGACGTTGCTGGAGTCCGGTGACATCGTGGAGGATGTCATCTCCAAAGAAGGACCGGGGCGTAGCCGTAGGGTTTACAGGCTCAGGAAGTGAAAAAAATCCCCGGAGGAACTTACGCTCAACTCCGGGGCAACTCCCTTACTGGGAGACTCTCTCAGGAGAAAAACAAGAGATAGCACAGGCCGATCTTACCCCCTCGGAT